CTCAGTGCTTCTTCTGCTTTGGCTTGGACCTCAGTTGGAGACATTTTTGGATTAGCAGCAGCAATTTGGTTCGCTATTCCTGAGAGCATTGCTTTCCCTAATGGGTGCTTCAGTGCGGCGTTATTAGTATTCTGATTCTTAAGTTGCAAATCACGGAAACGCGAATCGAGAGAGGAGTCGAAATTTCCTAGGCCAGTTTTCACTCCATGCTCAATCATGCCCTGATTCATCTGCAAACTTGCTTTGAATCCATTCTGGCCCACAGCATTCAGAACCTCCATGAATGCGTTAGCATCTCCACCAAGCGCAGCCTGTACTCTAGCAGGATCAATGCCATCAATGAAACTTGCCTTTCGTACGTGCGCATCCAAAGCAGCTGGGTCAACAGCGCCGAAGATACTCTTAGGTTTATTCTGCTCTTCCATACTGCGCATAACGTCAGGACTTGGAGTCATAAGTTGCAGAAATGGGTCCATGGGATTCATAGGATTCCCGCCTGAATTCATAGTTGAATTCTGCGGACCATCCATCCGACTTGCTGGGCCACCGGAACCATTACCATTTTGAGTCTGGTTAGGATTCTGCTGACCTCCGCCGTTTCCGGGGAGTTGCTGGTTCTGAGGCTGCTGCTGGCCTTGCTGATTGTTTTGTTGATTTGGCGCTGCTGACTGTTTGTTGCCACCACCGAAAATGCCGGGAAGGAATGCCATGATAAATACTCCGATTTGGAAGTTGAAGGGAAAGGTTAATTAGCTATCAGAAGTTGGAGTTTCTGTAACTACTTCGGTTGGAGGTGTTAACTCCGTCATGAGCTCCTCAAGTACAATTACTTGTGCCTTGAGTTTCTCGTGATTCAGGACTACTTCTTGCAACTTATCTCCAGTGAGTCCGTCGTAGGAGACTTCTAGGATAGCTGTTGCATAAGCTGCTATCTTATTCTGTAGAAAGGCATAGAAATAGGGGGAAACTGCTTTGGCAATCTCCTCTTCATGGGAATCCATGTGAATGGTTGTGAATCTGTTAGTTATTGGGCGCATGATTAAACTCCCACGGGCGGTTGCTGCGGAGCTGGCTGTTCAGCCTGATTGAACGCCGTGTATTGTTGCAGAAACTGTTGCTGCTGTTCTGGATTCCGCTTAAAGTCATCCAACCAGTAAGCTCCTTTAATCTTTGCCCAATAGAGGAACATTCCGAGAACGTCATACTCACCCATAACTGCTGGGATTGCTTGCGCAGTTTGAAAGAACACAGTCAGCAGTTCTGCATTTAGCATCTTATCTGCAGGCAGCATCCCGTCTGTCATCTTAAATTCTAAGATACTCTTCCTCATTGCTACAGGATCAATGTCTACTTCTACCCTGTCTTGCCGATTCATCATCTTATCAACCCCCTGATTCAGCAAGATGTTTTGTTTAATGATCTCCTTCGTAGGAGTCATAAACTGGTGCTCGATCGTCATACTGGAGAGTTGCTGCCGGGAGTTGCTGTTTCCCATAGTAGTTTCAAACTCGGTCTTGGTTTTGTTTCCCTTCTGGAACTGGCCGCGATCTACCTTGTTCTGACCACTTGCAACGTCTGCCATCTGGGAGATCATCTCACTCATCTGCAGATTGCTTGCTGAGTTATCTTCCCGATATGGAATCTGATAGATTGCTTTTCCAATGTCATCCCCTTTGAATTGGGACGCATTACGGAGTGGGATTCTAGCCACTGCAGATGCTGGATCAATGTCTGCTTTATTGATAAACCGCTCATTGTAAATCAGGCGGTCAAACACAAGTCTCCGCTTACTTTCAAGCGAGATATTCCACAAAGCACTAGACATGTCTTGAAACGGAAGAGTTGTGTCAAGCATGGATTGGGTTTGGTATCCAAGTCCATCCTCATTTGGCTGCATAATTAGAACGGGCATGTAGTCATTTGCAACGATCATCTCCTCTACGTAGATTACATGCTGCCAGTTGACTATGATGCCATAGTAGATCGTCGGAGTGTTTCCAGACTTCCCGAAATCCGATGGCATAGCACGGCACACGAAATGCGTAATTACGTAGAAGTCTTTGTAGTTTATACGATTCTGGTCGGCAGTCTGATGATTATTAACCCAAGACCACCAATTGGTCCCTTGCTGATTTAGATTCCCAAGATTCAAGTACGGATTAATCGTTGGCCTGTAGAATCCAAGAGTACTGGAACTGTCTGCATTGCTTCCCTGATAGCTACTTTCATACGCCTCTCGCAGATTAGTAGTTTTCTGAGGGTCAAGGGTGGCAACGAAACGCTTAAACGCAGTTCTAGCAACTAACGTATTCCAGCCAATTGCCTCTCCTTCTTCATGGTACTTGCTAGGATCAATCCGAAAGTCCATGAACATGTTATAGGGGTCGAGCCTAGAGATGCAGTTTCCACCGACATTTCTAGTTTCAATTGCAGCAAGACCTGCTTTATCTATTGCAGTACTAGTAACTACTGATTGCAGTGGGCTCTTCTTCCAATGCACAAACGCGGCACCGAAGTTGTATTTGTATCCATCCCGAAAGATTTTAATCAGCTCACGACTCCAGCCATATCGCACACTGTGATTAGCAATGACAGTTTCAAACTGCGAAGCCGCCGACTGAGCTTGTGGGGATGCGATGACTCCGAAGATTGGGTAACTTGTGAGGTATACTCCAGTTTGATACGCTACAGCAGACTCAATCTGCGGCATTACTACAGGGACGGAGATATCTGTAATCTTTCGCTTAGCACTTCCAGACATGAATTGTCGGAGGTATTTGTACTGTTCTGCAGTCTGGTTAAGTTGCATCTGGTAGGCGCGGTCTCGAAACTCCATAAGAGTCCGGAAAGTACCGATCTCAGTTGCGCAATTCTCTGCAAACTTCTTCGCATACTCTAGAAACAATCTCCGTTGCGGGATAGTCAGCGAGTTTGTCAGGGCCGAGGAGACATTGGTTGCCATTTGGGAGTCCTTAGTTTAAGGGTTGGATTCAGGTTTGGAGGCTAGTTGCATTTTTGGCTGCATTGTATTTGCATTTTTGGCGAACGACTTAAAACGCCATCTCGATTCCATCCCCATGTTCAGCTGTGGCTTTCTCCTCAGATTCCACGTCAAAGATGTTTCTCACAATTAACTCTCCGTGGTCTCTGAGTACTTCTTCCACATAACCTATGGGATCGATGATGTCATCGCGATTGGATACTTTTAGTGGATTCCAATCTATGATCTGAGATATTACTAGACTGCGTACTTTTGGGTGGAGAAGAATTTCCCCTTTGAGTAGTTTAACTAGGCCCAACTTGATTCGATTATTCTTTGCTCTACCTTTGGGGCTTACTGGTAGGAAGTGGAATCCTGTAATTCCCTTCTCATTGCAGACATGCTGAAACCAGAAGAGCAACGTGCTTTGATAAGCTACGTCTTCCACACAGATTAGCCTAGTATTCCGTCGAATCCCAATCTCTAGTGCTTTTTTAATAGTTTCCAGCGGAGTAAACGTGTCTGCTAGAATCTCATCCATGACAGGTTTACCATCTAGTACCTCGAAATGATTAATCGTGCAATCATCTCGATCTTTCTTGCCACTGGATGGGTCAATTACTATGAAGCTCCCCTCCCCGGACTCGATTCCTAGAAAGTACTCAGGCAGGAAAGGTATCTTACTTATGTCGATTCCGCTAGCTAAGGCAATTTCTGTGCTGTTTAGAATCTCAGAAATGAAAACTTCTGGGTGCCCCATATCCATATCTGATTCATATTCTTCCAGCAGCTCCTCTGCAGGTTTCAAATCTTCCCAGAGACTTGTCATGTCTGCCAGTAAACCACCAACGATGAAAGAAGTCCACTGTTTATTGTTTTTCAGCTTCTCCAGAATAGAGTTCTGAGGGTACATGTTTCCTACGAAAATGTATGTACATCCGAAATTACTTCTAGCTTTCATCAAAGTAGAAAGCATCCAGACTAATAGAGAGTCTGCAAGTTCCTTGTTCTTTGCATCTTCCTTGTCTTGAATATCATCTAGAATCATTACGTCAGGCCGCTTGTTTTTCCTGTTGATTCCTCGAACGGAAGTTCCAGCACCTGCAGCCCAGAGGATGATTTCCCTGCCCCTGAAATGGAAGACTTTCAATGCCTGTTGATCTTCTTCTATATGTGCATCCCAATGGCCAAATACTCTACGTAGATTAGGACTTGCTAGCATGTCGCAGATATCGGAGAGAATTGCAATTGCTTTCTTCTCACTGGCTGCTACAATTAGGATGAAGTGCTTGTGGCTGAATAGAATGTACCAAACACAAAGGAGCTTGATAAAGGTGGTCTTTGCAAATCCACGGGGGATTCCAATGGCAAACCGCTCAATCTTCTTTGTGAAGACTGTGAGCATGTGGAAAAGAGTGAGATAGAAGGCGGGAAACGCAAACAAGAACTCACCCGGCATCGCTAAAGCTGCAAGAAAGTTGAAATCTTTCTGTGCTGATGTGGCGGCTTGTGTTGCAGAGACGGCAACTTCTTCTACAGACATTTTAATTCCTACAGCAAGTCTGCTAGTTGCGCATCTGGAACTACTTTAGTCAACCGCTTAACTGGACGAAGATGCAAATTCTGCAGGAGTTCAATCGCCCGCTGCTCTTTGCTAGCTTGTGGCAATCTCGCTTGACTAGCAGCTTCCACCGCTTTCGGTGTTGCTGAGACCATGGTTTGGCCTTGAACCTCCACAATCTCGTTCTTACTATTAGTCACGTAGCTAGGAATAATCGCCATTGGCAGCTGAATATTCACAACTACCCCAACTCCCGGAGTCTGACTGCTTACATGAGCATCCCGTCTTTTCTTTGCTCCATTCAGAATCTTAAATGCCTGCAGACTCTGCTGCAAATTAGCAAATCTACTCTTATTCTCAATTACGTCCAAATAGCTCTCTTCTATCCGCTGAACTTTCTCATCGTATTTCAAATCCTCAGCTAAAACTAGCTGCTTTCCAGCTTCTACTTCACCTGCAAAGTCCTCGTCCGCAAGCAGCTGGCTCACATAGCTTTCACTGATTGCTAACGTATTACTAATCTGGACGGGGCTGATCCCCTGAATCAACATGTCTTTCACTTGCTCTTTGGAACTCATAGCATCTCCTACAGTTGGTGCTGTTACCTTCACTGTCTCATGCCGCCACTAGGTTCTCTAGTTACGAATCGTCTGCATAGCTGTAAACTACACTATCAAACGGGCTGGTAAAAAATTTAGAAAATTGTTCGTTGTGTTAAGTAGGAATTCAGCCCACAGACACTAAAAAAGGCCCCTACCCCCTCGATTCTGCTGCTGGTTAGTGAGTCCATACTTCACAGTAGATTGGGAAAGTAGGAGGAAAGTATTAATGGCAAGGAATGTCACATAGTCTGTAGATGTTTGTAGTACTTTGGTTTGCAGAACGGGGGAGAAACGGGTGAATGTGACATTATTGTTAGGAGATTAAGGGGAAGTGACAAGGAATGTCAGATTATAGGGTGTGGTGCGGGATTGGTGCAGAGTGGGAGTTGTGTAAGTTGTTGATTCTAAAGGAGATTAGTTTCAGGGTAGAAACTGGTAGAGTTGGCATGGGGCTTGCATGCTATAGTGGTGTAGGTTGAGTGGTGCAAGTTTCTTTTTATTAACTAGTAGGAGAGTAGATTATGACAAGGTTGATCCATGTAGTTAGCAGTGATGATAAGCGGGTAGTCGTTCGTGTGTACCGCAATGCAGGTACTGATGAGTATGTAGCACGGCTGATTGTTGATGGTGTATTGCTGGTGGCATGTGATTGCTTCACAGATAGCAAGCAGGATGTAATGGATACAGCTGTAAGTATGTTGGATGAAGCACGGAAAAAGCTTATAATGCCTGTACGCCTGTAAGTAGTAGAGCGCAGTAGATTCTATATACCTAGTGACAGTGGGTATATGGGGCAATATTGCTCAGTCTGTATTATATGGGGATACCATCATGTCTATTACTACTCTGTTCTCCACAATTGAAAGTGCAAACGCTTGCAAAGAATCAGGAAAAACGCTGATTGCTAAAAAGTGGAAACAAACAGCGGCTCAAAATCGCATGGAAAGAGCTTGCTTTGTGGATTCGAGTCTCTTTGTTGCTGATTCAGTTCCTGTTGCATTTCGTGCAATTGTGGAATCTGCGCTATTGGAGAGTGCTAAAGGAATTTTGGCAAAGTTCTGTTCTGACGCGCCAATTGCGAGTGAAATTCCGCTTGGATTGTTTTCGGTTGAATCGTTGACTGAACAGTTTCTCTCTCGTGGTGAAGTTTGGTTCAGTAAAGAAGAGTTGGAAAAGGAATTTGTAAACTCTGCAACATGGAAAAGAATCTCAGGAAAGGCGGAATTCTCCAGTTCTGCACAATATCAGAAAGCAGCAAATCAGTTTAAAGACACGATTTGCAAATTGTCTGGAAAAACTGCAAAGATTGAAGACTCGATTTGTGATGTGATTTTGGCGAAATTGGAAGATTCTGATTTGAGCACGGAATTCGGTGGTTTTGTTGTCAGGAGAATTGAAGCGATTAAAGCAAGGAAAACTGAAGAACTTGATTTGTCAAGTCTCTGATTCGACTCCGTAACGATTCCGCTAAGTTTCGTTATCTAGTAGAGATTGATTTAAGTTTCTCGCTTGATTCAGTCTCTGCAAATAACTACTCTTTCGAGGATGTAGCATGTAGCATGTAGCATTTGCGCCCCCCGCCCCCCCTCCCTCCTCCGTTTCCTTCATCCCTCTAGTTTACTATTGGTGTGTGTATTCTGTCCTGTTTCCCTAGCATTCCCTAACTTCATTTTTTCAGGTTAAAAATTAAAATACCCCCCTATAAGGGTAACGCATATTAGATCAAATAATAGCCATCTCATAGAAATTAGAATACATACACAGAGAATAAGTAAACTACAACTATTGACGGATGAGGGCATGAGGGGAGAGGGTAGACCCTAAAGGTTACATGCTACATGCTACAACCCCTCTGGAGTTATAGTTTCTGGTTTTTGTGTCATTTTGAGTAAACAACTCGATATTTGATGGTTCTAAGAAGGTGGCTGTAGATTAGAAGCCCCGAGCGAAGCGAGATACAATCCCCCAAACGGCTATGATCTAAGAAATTACTCTGCTTAAGCGAGATACAATCCTACCGTAGACCATAAGAAGGACTATTACTATGATCATTTCGAGCGAAGCGAAATACAAAACACTCTAAGGTCTCGGTCTTGGCTTTCAGGTTGAATTTACCTACTTTAAGCACACTAGATCGAATACAGCCTAGCAATACTGGAGAAATAAACGCTTGACAGGGAGGTTTGGTGTGAGATAATCGGAAATAGGCCTGTGGAGTGGGCGATTGGTAAGTTAGTGAGTGCTCACATCGCGGACTGGAGACTGTGTGTTTCTGTGTTTTGTGCAGCTATTTGTGTTTAGCCTAGTTTCTACTTCTTTAAAGGAGCTTTTATTATGTTTACTTTACTTGTCTGGTTTTCTCTATCTACTCCAGCGGGTGCATTAACCCCGGTCCCAGTGAAGCAGTTCCCGACATATCAAGAATGCATTAATGCTATGGCAATGATCCATGCCAATGCAAATAAGCTGCCTCAAAAGGTAGAAGCGTATTCTTGTGTTAAAATGGCAGACGTTTAATCAAAGCAAGGAGAACTATCATGCCTAAATATTCTTGCCTGCACACTCGATATATCAGATTATCCGATCGAGCCAATAAACAGTCAGAGCATTATGTAGAGACTGAATTCTACGGGGAGGCTAGTCTTTATCATGCATTTGGTTATTCAGTAATCCACTGGCATGGCAGTAAAACCCCAAGCAGGTTTGGACACAAAATGCTTGTAAGACAGACGGGACAAGGAAACTTTGAGCCTCATTTGTAGGTTTGGGAATCATCTAACATCTAAGTCTTAGAATGGAAACTTTCTAGGACTTTTTTGCTAGGAATTTTCCTAGGAATTGAGAGGATAATCTTATTATGTTTACTACATTAAATAAAATTCGTGCTAATTCTCCCTGCCAATCAGGATATAAAAAACTCTGTAACTTTCTAGACAAAACAGAATCCGATGATGAGCCAGTAGCTATTACTACCATAATAAATAGTAACGGAGTAGAAGATGCTATTTGGTGTCTGCGCGCGGTAAATGGTGAAAGGCTAAAAATCCAGTTATTTGCTGTTTGGTGTGCAAGACAAGTAGAGCATATATGCAGAGACCGTCTAGCGGCTAAGAAGACACTAGATAATATTGAGCTTGGATTACTTGGGTCAATAATAACAAAAAATGAGTTGCCTGCTGCTGCTGCTGCTGCTGCTGATGCTGCTGCTGCTGCTGCTGCTGCTGCTTATTATGCTGCTGCTGCTGCTGATGCTGCTGCTGCTGCTGATTATTATGCTGCTGCTGATGCTGCTGCTGCTGCTGATTATTATGCTGCTGCTGATGCTGCGGCTGCTGCTGCTGATTATTATGCTGCTGATGCTGCTGCTGCTGCTGATTATTATGATGCTGATTATTATTCTGCTGATTATTCTATGCGAGAATTACAGAGAAAAGAACTAATCCGTATTTGCTCAATCGAAGATTAAAGTGCCTTCGATATCTTTGTATCTTTTTCTACTCTCCACTATCCACTAAAGGAATCTTACTATGACTACAAACCAGATTGGATTACTCCAGTCTAGCATCTTATCCGCGCCTCATTCCATAGAAACTATTCGGTGCCACTACAGTGGAGTACCATTAGCGCATCTTGTAGTTCTCATTCATGAAGGACGATCCGGATACATTGGAGAACATAGAGATGCTATCTACGTTCATCCATTCTATCAACTTAGCCAGTCTATCCTGATGCATAAAATGCAGGAATCTCTTAGAGAGGCTCAGGAATTGGAATGGAATCTTACAGAGACGCAACAGAATAGGCTGCGTCTTCTTACCTCCGCACTAATGCACAATCTAGACTGCATACGGCAAGATTCCCCCTGCCTCCCGCCGTATGCAGTTGCTCTAGCATCTGCGCCTCGATTATTCAAATTAGCTAAGTGGTTTTTCTTTATTTCTAGCCAGCGGTTAGAATTTCCTATTTTCAGCATCTCAAAACGCAATGGAAACCTCGATTGGAATAACTTTAAATATTGGCTTGATGCGGCGTTTGAAATTAGAGCTGATTGGGCGGTTAAGAGCAGAAAATACGAACAAGCAGACAAGCTGCGAATTCAAACTGAAAATGTCCAAGCAATCAGAAGCGAACACTATAAACGTGTAGACGTTAAAAAGGTTTGGAATTGGATTGAGCTGCAACTTGCAGGCAATGTCCCAAGTGGCAGAATTGCAACCTTTAAAACTCTCTTCCTTTCCGGTGATCTTGAGGCGCATGAATGGCTCACAGATGACATAGATGACTTGCAAGTTGCACTGGTTGAATATTGCGACTGTGGCAATGAAATCATGCACTATATTAATAAGAGACTAAACGGGATTAGGAATCTTATTCGAGCCTTCTATTCTGGCTTTACTCTACTGAATGCTGTAGGGAATGAAGCAACTGATGGTTCAGAGCAAACGGAAAAAGAAGTTGAATTCTTAGGCGATTTTGACAGACAAGCTGCAATGATGGAGAGTTTGCCACAGCCACCTATCCGTAGTGAGTTTGCCACAACTGCATTGTTTCTCAAAGCAAATGCACAACATAGCATTCTGAAGAAACGGTGGGAATTGTTACAGAAACGGGATACGATGAAGAAGGTAGAAGCAGCAAGCTCTGTAGCATCCCCTGCTCCAAGCGAAACTCAAGCCATCTTAGGTACAGATATCTCATCTGACCTGTAACTTCTTACTACCATCTAAAGGACACAATATGTCTGCACTTCATTCTGACATTACAGATGACCGACAATACACTCAACTTGCTTATGAGGTAGGATTCTATCCATGGAGCAGGATTAGAGAAGGTGGAAAAAGACTAGTAGTCTATCATCGCTCAACAATTCTGTGGAAATGGGAAGTTCTCCAGAAGTTAGATGAAAATCAACTTCTTCTAGATGACGAGTTTCTAGTTCGTTGGAGTTATAATAACATTCCAACTAAAAAAGAATGGGATGATCTTTCCGATTGGTCCAAGGTAGTGGTTCAGTATCGAATCAGCCCTGCAATCAAGGACAATGGCGGGAGAGTAGCAATTATCGTAGCTACTAACTGGATACAAGACAAGACTAGGAAAGGGAATATCTAATGGCTTCTTCACTATCACCTAAAATGCAAGCTCTAGTAGAAAAGGCTAGAGCAAATCATGCAGCTAGATTGGAAGGGCATGGGATGGGTAAGGGGATGGAAGGGGATGCAGTAGCTAGTTCTAGCGTTCTTCCCCGCATCAACATCCAGCAGTCTCCCGCAATCAACAAGGCTCTTACAGTTCACAGTGTTCTTACCACTACTACAAACTTCCGCCCTACAATTCAAGGCATTGAATACAATGAACGGCAAATTGCAGCAGTAGAACTGGCAATGCAAGGCAAGAGCTTTAATATGATTGGAGCCGCTGGAACTGGAAAGACTACTACAACTAGGGAAGTGATTGGCCAGTTGGTAAAGCTGCCCCATATCACACCACTAGAAAAGACTACGAAATGGTTAGACAAAGATTCTCCGGGAATCGTAGTTATTTCCTTTACCAATAAAGCAGTAAACAATCTGAAGAAGTTTCTCCCACAAGACCTCAGGAAACATTGTCTCACCTATCACAAACTGCTAGAATACAAGCCGAAAAGAGCGTTTGATGAAGTAGAGTTGGATGAGAGGGGGATGGACGGAGATGGAACTTCCATGTTTATTCCAACTTACTGGAAACACAATCCATTACCGCACATTGCCTGCATCATTATAGAAGAGAGTTCTATGGTTGCAGATGAATTGCACCAAGTACTTCTAGATGCTCTTCCGAATCCAGAAAACACTCAGTTCATATTTCTAGGAGATTTGAACCAACTCCCTCCAATTTTTGGGCCTTCTATTCTAGGCTTTAAACTGATAGAGCAACCAACTATAGAACTAACCCATGTCTATCGGCAAGCCTTGCTCTCTCCAATTATCACCCTAGCTCATAAGATTCGAGAAGGCCGTGGATTTACTGGCAATCTTGGAATCGATACTTGGGTTGATGATCGTGGAGAGCATGGGAAAGTAACTATTCGACCATGGAAAAAGAAAATAGAATCAACCCCGGCAACAAAGGTAACTCTTGCAAACTTCTTAATCCCTCTAGTAACTGGAGACTCTTATGATTTCGAAAACACCGCGATTCTCTGCCCATTTAACAAGTCTTTTGGCACGATTGAACTCAATAAATCAATTGCTGATTCTCTTGGAAAAAAACGGGGA